TTATCCATTTCCAACTCATCCCCACTAGCATTGACACTAGCGCCAGCATTACCAGCATACACGATAGGCTGTGCCCCGCCATACGCAGTTCCAGTTACATACCCCGCTGCACTCCACAATGTTGACGACACAGCAACTGAAAAAGTTTGACTATATACAGGAGCCCAATCCGTTAGCTGAATTACACCCTGCACAGATACGCCGCCAGTTGTAGTGTTGGTATAAGTGACCGATGTAGTAGTAGATGCGGTTACAGTGTATGTACCGTTATATCCAGTTGGAGTTACACCGGTAACAATAACCTGCGAACCAATAGTTGGGGCAACGGGTAAAGCAGTAGCCCATGTAACAGTCACTGTTGAGCCTGTACCAGAAGCGCCATTCGTAGGGAATGTAGAGGTATTAGCAAAAGTGCCTAAATTGACCGTCACAATTTGCGAAGCCAACGAACTACTGCTAGATACCGACGGAGTTCCAGATATTGACCCAGATATGGCAATCGTACCTGATAGGGTAATTGTACCAGCTAAGCTAGCAGATTGAATAATACCAAATTCATCTTTTAGTACAAGCTTTGCTGCTGGCGCATCAAGAAAAACGTACTTAGTCCCCGCACTAAAATTAACCAACGACCCAGAATTGCTAGATGAAAGTACAGTACCGCGTGCAATAGCAGATGGAGCACTAGAATAACTTCCAACCCCTACTTCCCATTGTGTTCCACTAATGATAGCGTAGTACGTGGTATCTCCGGGGTTCATCACTGACCCAAATGTTTTAAAGTTTGTTACCGCCCCACTCAGCACCATATCTCCAGTACCGGTGGTGGTGGACGTCTCTTGGACGCGATCTGCAATTATGAGTGCCATTTAGCTCTCCTTACTCGATGCGGAGTACAGCAGTTGTAGAAGTAGCTGATGGAAATACAATATTAAATTGGCCCCCAGCTACACTCTGGTCTCCACCAAATGAGAATACTGCTACTGCTTTATTACTTTTGGTCGTGTTGTAGATCAATGCGCCAGCAGCAGTAAATGTAACGCCTGTCCATGTAACAGGTGAGGTAAACGAAATATATGCTGTAGTTCCACCAGTAGTAGGCGAAGTTGAGATAGTTAATGCCAGCCCCCCAGCAGTGTAGCCAGAACTGGAAACCTCATTGGACGCGCTGTATGCTGTAGTACTTGCATCCAAAGTAGCAGAGCTAGTGTATAGGGCAATTTTGTATGAGTCGGGGCTTGTGGGGCCAAAAGTCTGTGCGGCAGACAGCAAATCAGACTTAAAACTTGTACACATCGCTTGCGTGATAGCCATATCTAACTCCTAGTTTGTGCTGCGAATCAGGGCTGTGGTAGCCGTATTGGCAGGCATGGTGATTGTAAAGGTGGTTGTTGAAGTTTTGTCTGCGCCGAAGTCTATTACTGCAACCGATTTATTGCCCTTCGATGCATTGTAGAGCAAAGCGCAACGGGCTGTAACTGCTGTTGTCCAAGACACATTGGACCAGTTTGCATAGGCTGTGTAGCCCGAGGAACTGATGGACACCCCAGTCAATGCCTGTCCACCCGCTGTGTAGCCCGAGGCCACTACTTCATTGGAGGTAGTATATACCGTGGTATCTGCGCCCAAGTTGGCATTGCCAGTGTACAGCGCAATTTTAATCGTGTCTGTAGACAGGTTGTGAACAGCTTGATACAACTCCGTCTTGAAGCTGGTGGTCTGAGTCTGGACTATGCTCATGTCACCGCCTGCCTAAATTGACCACTACGATAGGCATCCTGACGCTCCATACCATCACCCAGACGTTTAGCCAGCGCAAGGGCTTCTTTGTACTTGGAGTCGTAAAGGGCAACCATATCAGGCTCACCCTTCATGTAGGTATACGCTTCTACCAATGAGCCGTACAGAAGCACGGAGTCAAAATTGTCACCTAACCAAGTTGTGCCATTCGTAGCGTCAACCGTACAAGTTGCGCCTGAACCTGTACCACCAAGGTAGCTATTATTGACTGACAAAATATCCCCTATAGTGTAGCCACTACCGCCTGCGCCAAACGTAAATGATTGAACTACTCCACCAGCTACTACGATCTGCGCTAAAGTTGCCCCCGAACCTGTACCATTTGAAAGTGGTACGTTGTAGTACACCCCATCTACATAGCCAGAACCGCCAGTTGTAAAACTTAGAGTGGTAATTGGTCCTTGAATGATAGACGTAGGGTAGCTGTAGTAGTGGATTTCAACGTTGCGTATGGAATCTGAAGCAGGGCCTACTAATAGTGTAATAGATGTAGGCGTATTAGAATCCATACCAAACAAAGCATAGTACTTAGGAGTACCTAAATCATTTGGGTTAGGGTAGGCTTCCCGAATAAAGTTCACATCCTTATTCAGTAGGTATGTATATTCGGATGTAACAAGGTCAATGACCGCAAAGCTATACACAGACAAAAACCCAGCCGGAGGGGTTATGTACGCGCCCCCGACGTTAAGATTGCTTAACATGTTCATCCGTATAGACGGAAATTGAACATTGTTATAGATGCGTTGTTCTGCTTGTTGAATGAACGTGTTAATGCTTGCCGTCGGAAATGTATTTTCCGTATACGACTGAATCGCAGAAACAAGCCCAGTGTAGTTCATGCCATCGGGCCTCGTGCCATTACGCCCTTGGTAGCGCAACCAGTACCACGGATTTTGATGCCAGTTGTCTCGGTTGGCTCGTCACCTGCAGATTTGCTATAAGCCCCAACAGCAACATCAAGCGTATCAAGTTTGCTTTGATTAGGGCCAGACAAACCTTTCAGAGCTTTACCGTCCATCGTGTGTGGGGGTGCATAGACGCTGGCGGGGCCAACTTCCTTACCGCCTTTTTTCATTGTGTATGCCATGATTTACCCCGTTTTCTGGCTAGCAGCACGCGACATGTTACGACCAAGGCGCATACGGTCATCCGTAGTAGGCCCACCCTTCTTTAACTTCAGCGTAGTGCCCTTGCTGCCCTTGTGTTCTTGGGCGTCATGTTGCTTAAACGCTTTTTTAATCATGGCCTTGTCTTGCGCCATATCACTTTTCATGTCTTCTTTAGCCATCATGGACTCCTATGAAACCGTTACCGTTACTGTACCAACACTTGTGGTTCCAACCAAGTAATTGGGTGTTAGACCCGCATCAAAATTACTAGACCCACCGATTGGGGCCCAGCCCCATTGAATATCCCTAGACCCCCCAGAAGGATACCCATTTACATCCGTTCCCGACGCTACATAAGATACGTCAGGACGTGGCTCACGCACTGCCTGCGGGTCATTTATAGGATACAAACCCAATGATAGCTGAGGTTGATCCGGGTCCCAACAGGTAGGGCAGACTTTAATCTGAAAAAGCTTTGTCTTAATGACCTCTTTCTTGAGCTCACTAAGTTTGTATCGTTGCCCACATCGGTCACATTCTGCAATCGAGTGTTTGCCAGAAGCGTATTTAGTAGCCACGCTTCACCTCAATAGAACAACATTCTTGGTACAAACCGATCAGAGGCTTTTTCTCGGTCTTCTTGGGAAGCTAACAACCACTGTTGCTCATACTCATCTTTTAAAAACGAGACTCTTGTAGGGTCAGCATCGGCCCGTTTAGCTGCGATATAGAACGCCAAACCTGCAACCATGCAGGGAATCAACCGGAAAGGGATATCCTCGACATTCACACCGTTTCCGGCATCTTGTAACCGACGTAGCCGCCAGTACACAAAGGTGTAGTTTCCACCCGCGTCGGGAGTAGGCCAGACGTTGATACAGGGTAGGTTCTGAACGTAGATAGTCGCCCCAGCCGTATGTGCCGCTGCCGTAGTTCCATTTTGACCGCGCAGGCAATTAATCAAGCTGTTGCCGCTGATGTTGGTATACCCGATAGTTTCCGAGCCAATCTTAATGAACCCAGTAGTAGTTAAATCAGATACATCACTAAGGGTAATGGTCGTAGCTGTGCTGGTAATTGTAGAGCTTAGGGTTACTGACGTAGCATTAGTCTGCGCTGACTGGCGGTTTACCCATACTTGAATAGGCCGACCATTGATCAGCTTGTTAGGAATCGTTGAGTAGGTAGACTCGGAGATACGGGTGATGTTGATGTCAGCCTGCGTACTCGGCGTGCCGTTGTTTTGGCGGATAACGTGGTCCAGCAGGTCGATTGTGTCTGCCGGTAAGGGGTAGATAGCCTGACCCGTAACCATGGCGATAGCGCCCTCTTGGATGGTCCACAGGTTGATACCCCGGTTGGCCCACTCAATCGTCAGCAAGTTCAAAGACCGACGCGCTGTACGGTACTCGTAGCCCGTACGCACCTCAATACCGGCCCGCTCATAAGCCTCCTCAATCAGGTCGTTGAGGTCAAGGTTGAAGCTGGTAGTGCCGGTGGTGTAGGCCATTATTTCTTGAGACCTTTGAGTGTCTGTGCCAGACGTGCGCGCGTGCCTTCAATGCCGGGCTTTTTGATTGCCTTCTGAATCCATTTCTCAGCCATTATCTATACCTCGCTGTTTTACTTGCAATGGTTTTGGGTTGCGCTACAAACTGTTTACCTGCTGCCTTACCTGCACGTTTGGCTTTGGTTGTAGCAGCATACTCGGATGGAGACAAGGACTTTATAGCAGCTTCAGGAAGGTAACGCTCACCTGTTTTTGAAGATGGCTTTCCCGACTTGGTACGCCACTTCTGGTCACCCCAAGCTTTGAGGGACTGCTGCGGTGCTTTCACTCCTTCGCATCCTCTTTGTCAAGCAACTCAACATCAATTTCTTCGTCTGTCATTGCGTCGCAAGTACACTGCCCCGCCTCTTCAAGCAGGCAATCTTTGGTATGTTCAATCACGATAACCTCCTCCAGCAGCCTTGTATTTCTTAGCTACAAGCTGTGCTTTACGGGCTGACCACTGTCCTGCGCCTGTGCCTTGCGTAGCCGCAGCCTTCACTTGAGACACGATACGTTTGCGTAAACTCGGCTTGGTGTAGTTGCCAGCAGCATTGACTCCACCACCTCCAGCGTACATGGAAACATCGTTCGGGTTGTCTTTGCGGACAACCGTCTTCGCCTTCGGCATTTTCGAAGGAGCAATGTCACCCATACCGCGAGAGGTCCTCACTTTTTACCCCGGGCCATTCCACCGCCGCACATAATCATCGTGCCTTTAGTCTTACCGCGTTGAGCAATGCCATCACCACGGCTGGAAGCGCTAGATACCGAGCCGCCCTTTTTCATAGTCGTGTCCGGCGCGGCTTGTGTACCTGCTTGCGCTTTAGCCATGTCTTTTTTGGCCTGTTCTATTTCTTGGAGTTTTCTAACTACCCCGGCACCAGCTTGACCCATTCCTTCGGTAGAAGAAACGTTGGAGCCGCCGGTCAAACCGCTTAAGGCATTGCCAACACCGCCTAAAAGGGAACTTCCAAACTGACCAACGCCGTTAACTGCATTTTCAAGAATATTGCCCATGTCGTTCTCTTTAACAGAATTTGCCGCGAGTCTTACCACGTTGGGCTATGCCATCACCACGGTTAGAAGCGCTGGAGACTGAACCGCCTTTGGCATACTTAGAACCTAAAGCTGCACGGATTTCTTTTCCGCTTGGGAATGTACCCTCTTGTAGATTTTTATTGGGGGTTGTCCACCACGATTTATTTTCCTCTGAAGCTTGTTGGGCTTTATTTTGGGCTGCAAGAGCCGCATTAACCTTTGCTGTTGCCCCAGATTCATTTTCCTTACGCTGGTCATATTGCGTTTGACGCATTGACTCCACGAGGGGCTCGCTACTCATACGTGCGGGGTCAAAATTAGGTGTACTTTTTCCTTGAGAAGCTGTCGGGGCTGGGGCTGGGGCTGGAGCAGAGCCATCTCGGCGTTTCAAGCCAAGTTGCTTGTTCATGTAGTCACGCAAGCTGAGCCCAGATTTATCTAGCTCTTCTTTAGTAACCTTCAAGCGATTTTGAGTAGGTTGCCTAGGCGTAGGTTTTTGAGATTGGGTAACATCGTCATCATCTTGTTCAGCCATGATTTTTCTCCTTAACGGCCTCGGGCCATACCGCCCTTTTTCATTGCAACATTCATGCCTTGGGTTTTGCCTTTTTTAGCAACGCCATCAGCGCTCTTGTGACCGCCAGCCAAGCCGCCGCCAGCCATCTTAGTCATACCACCTTTTTTCATGCCCATTTGTTTTTTGTCCATTGCCATGTCAGATTTAGAGCCCTCTTTCATGCCC